TCTCTTTAGCACGAACAACATCAGAGCCTCTTATTGCGCCTGCAATGGCGTCATTTATCTCATCTATATATGTTTTAACATTCTTAACTGCCTTGCTACTTTCTACAGATACAGGTGTTGACTTTATTTTTGGCAACTCAACCAACGGAACCATTGGTAGTGCATTGGAACCTTGGCCTTTAAACGCAAACAGTGCCCTGTTGTAACGCTCTTGCGCCTCGGCTAGGCCGGTAGTAAGTTTTTCGTTTCTCCCGTATAGAAGAATTCTATTGTTAAAACTATCCAATTCCTTTTTAGCGGAGTTTAGCTCTAAAGCGGCTGCGCCAATTTTTCCGCCAAAGATTTCAGCAAAACCAGAGCCTGCACTAAGGCGGTCTATCATTGCACCAATAGACGTAGCCACTTTTGACGAATTTCGCGCAAGTTTTATAAGAAAGTCGTTCAGACCAGCGTTACCAATTGAAACTGATAGCTTGTCCAGCGAATCTCCCAAGTTTGAAAAGGCGCCATTAAGAGTGTCGGCTTGTCGCGCTGTTGAGCCGCCAAACTTTGTCTGTGCAAGCTGCTCAAGGTAGCCAAGTATTTCAGTCGAATTCTTGCCGATAGTTTGCGTAAGTCCACCAAAGGTTATTGCAACCTTGTCGCCCTGTGATTTGGCTGTTATACCGAATTCTTTAAGACGTTCAAACTCACCAGTTGCAGCATCGGCAATGGCCTCAATAAACTGGTTTAAAGACTTTCCAGTGCCTGAAGCAATGTCGCCAAATGCAGCAAATGACTCAATTGTCGGGTTAATTCCACGCGCCACTAAAGTATTAAACCCACCGACAACCTCTTGCAGGGAAAATGGTGTTTGCGCGGCAAACTCTTGTAATATCTGGAATTGCTTTGCTGCCGCGTCAGCGGAGCCTGTAAAAGTGACTAGGCTTGCTTGCAGGTTTTGGAATGTTCTGTTGGCCTCTACTATGCCTCTTAAAGCAACGCCACCAGCAAGGCCGGCAATAGCGCCCTGGACGCTAAAGACGGCGTTTTTAAGACCGCCCAAAGAACTTTTTACAGACCTAAACGCCTTGTCGGTATCATCTACCGCTCTTATCCGAATGTTTACGTCATTTGCCGCCATTTTTTTCTTCCTTTAGCTGGAAATACGCAAGCCACTCGTTCAACTCTGTAACTGGGATTTCCTCAATCTCTTGAATCGTCTTGTGCAGGCGGTCTGCAAGTCCAATCATGTTGAACCGCAAACTGTCTGCCTTTAGTCGTTTCCCAGTTCTTCAACCGTCTCAATGGTGCTAAACATTTGACCAGCAATGGTCGAAATGAGAATTACAGGCTCACGCATTAAGAACGGCTTGTCTTCCAGAGTAAACAGCTTTTCACCGTCCTTGTCCTCAGCCTTCATGATAAGCAAATCAACCATCGCCGCGATAGTCGGGTTGCCCATAAAGTCCTTATGCTTGCGTTGCAACTTGTCAACGTCAGCACAGGTCAAAGCACTAGTGTAGACAACCAATGGAGCATCCTCACCCCATTCGGCCACCTCGATTTGCTTGCGGTTGTTTTGCCGTTTGGCGGCTAACCTTTGGCCTAGCGACATTAAGATACTGTGCCAGTTGTCAACGCACCATTACCCTGTAGGGAAATAGACGCCTCAACCATGCCGTCAGCAGACGAATTGATTGTCTTGCCGGTAACAATGGCAGAGCCGGTCAAGTAAGCGTCGCCGCTTGTTGAACCCTCTGGGTAGACGTTAAATGTAATCTCAGAGCCAACTGCTAGTGCAACCTGGCCGTTGGTATCCGTCTCGTCCCAAAACACTTCTACAGAGCCGCTGAACGATGTCAAGCTGGGCTTGTAGGTGCGCGCTGCATCGCCCATCGTGGTGTCTTCAATAGTGTCTGCTGATTCGGTGATTGAAAAAGAACGAACCTCAGCAATGGCGTTAGCACCAACTGCAACCGAACCTTCTGAGCCTTTATGTGTAGCCATGATTTGCCTTTCAGTGTGTAGAGCTTACGTTGCCCCACGGGTAAAATTATAAAGAACACGAACCGTTACGAAAACCCCACCTATTGGGGCAATCGAGCCTTCATCAGTCTCAACGGTAACGATTTGAGAATCCAGCGCATGGCCTCCTCGCGTCCTGTCTGCGTCCAATGATTCTTCAATCAACTCAACCAGTTCGTTTCTAGCAGTGTCTATTGCAGTGCCTTTAACGTAACCGATTAGCGAATAGTCAATTGTACCCTCGCGGGTGATATTTGTGCCGCCAATAGTAATGTCGTCTCTGCTTTCACCAGACGATTGAACCAATATGGCTGGATACTGTGCATTTGATAGCTTTTCAAAGTCAAAAGGCTCGCGGGTCACAAAAGTGATTCCTGCCGTGCCTAGCAACGTTGATGCTAAATTGGCCGCAATTGATTCTCGTTTGCTCATTTCAGCCTCTTAAAGAAAAACTTGCTAAGTCGCGCTTTTTCAGTTTGATTAAACCCAAAGAACGGCCTTTTGTCGTTGTTAAACGCCGCCTTCTTGGCCTCGGTCGCCCTGCTAAAGTAAATCTGCGCCACTCCATTGCTAACGTATTTGCTTTGTATTGACCCTAGCATCTTGCCGGTGACGTTTAAGTTAACCGTCCCGCTACTGTCGCCACCAAACGAAGGTCTGTAAGTGCGAGCGCCTGCTTTGCTAGACGGCCAGCCTTGCCTCTTGTAAGCTCTGTACTTAGCGTCATAAGGCTTAAACTTGCCACTGTACCCAATGCCTTTTTCAGTACGGTCTAGGATAATAGTTGTGCCGAATTGCGCGGTCTGCATTAACGTGCGCTTTACTTTGGCTGGGATGGATTTTTGCAACTTCCTCAGGTTGGCTTGCAACCTGCTTGAGTCTATGTCCATCTTTACATTCATCTGTACATGCGACCGAAGTTAACCGGCGCTTTCTCAATGTCTGTAATCGTTGAATCTTCGTCCTGGTCGTACTCTACGCCATCGTTAAAAACAGAGTCTATTTCCTCAGAGTATCTCGACTTGTAAAAATCAAGCATTGTCAGGAATCTGTCGCCATCAACCCAGTTCGTAAGCTGCGGCAAAGCGTACTTCCAAAGCACTAGATAAACGCTTGCGTCTTTCCACTGTGCGCTTGTCAGTAGTGAAGGTTTTAGCTCACCAGAAAAGCCGGTCTTAGGCCACCATTTTTTGCGAATCTCTCGCTCAATGTCAGCCTGTGCGCGCGCGTGGTCAGCAGCAAAAGATACGACACCATAAGTCAAAATGTCTGGAATCAACGCTGTTAAATCTGAGTCTTGACTAAACGCCATTGCTTTGTCCTTAGGTAGAAATACCCCCACTCAATATGAGCAGGGGTAGTTTCAATTACAGACCAGAGTCAAAGTACATCTCTACGCCGTAGCTGTCGTCCAACTCGCCAACACCGTAGATAGCGGTAGCGTTCAACTCGAAAGCTCGGTTTGATGCATCACGCTGTGGCTCAATAACAAAGTCGCGCTTCATAGCCAAGGCAAATGCTTGCTGTGAGAAAATCGCGCCCTTAGCATCACCAGAGCCATCGATGGTTATGTTAGCTGACTCAAAGATGTCAATGCCAGCAATCGTTGCCACATAACCTGTGCGCATTGCCTCGTTCTGCAAGTCGCCACCGTTGGGGTTAACCATAGTATTGGTCAGGCTAGCCTTCAAAGCATAGGTCTGGTAAGGGTGGAAAACACCGTATATTCGACCCGTTACCTTGTTAGCACGCAGGGTAGCAGCGGCTTGGAACAGGTAAGCAACCGTCAACTCGGTAGTTGTGCCGCCCAAAGAGGTGCTTAAACCATCAAACAAAGCAATAATGTCTTTGTCCATTTTGGTAGCGATAGCGTTACCAAGAACTGTTCCCAATTCTTCAGCAGGGTTACCGGCTCCCATAGCGGCCATGTCAGTCAACAGCACTTGAGCGCCAACTTCAGCAACTGTTACAGAAATGCTAGTGGTTGAAACAGCGGTCGAACTCATGTCCGTACCTTCAGTCAAGGCGGCTGCCGTGATTGCTGGGTACTTAGGGACTTGTATTGTTTTACCGGCTTGTGTGCCAATGTCGTAAATGGTAACGAGGTTACGCAACAAAGATTGTTCTTCAGCCGTGTAACGGGCTTGTGCAACGATACTGACAAACAGGTCGTCAAGGGTGCTTGAGGTGGTAGCGGCCATAATAAAAACTCCAATTAAGAAAACAAAAAAATGTGAAAGTTATTTGCGCTTTTTACTGGCAGCAAAAGCATCTCTGCCTCCGTTGTCCCAGTTACTTAGCATATCTGCCACAGACGTTGGTTTCTGTGTCGAACCACCAGCAGCACCACCTGAGCCAGCGCCACCAGGGGTAGCGCGTACAAAGTGCGGATTTGCCGTAAGGAATTCTGTCATTAGGTCTTGCACTGATAACAGCTCACCACCATCATTGTAGCGAATTGTTCCTTTGTTATCAATAACCTCAACTGTTCCGTCATCTGACAGTCTAATTTGGCTTTTTAACAACGATGAAACCTGCTCTGGCGATACTGCGTTTTTATTACTTGCGGCTGAAAGCAATGAGCCCTCAACCTGAATCTGGTGTAACCGAGCCTGTAGAGCTTGAATCGTGCCTTCTTTTTTTGCAACAGTTGTTTTCAATACATCCTCAAACTCGCCTCTATCCTTTTTGCGCTCCAACTCAAGCTGGTCGCGCTGCTCCATAAGCTGCTTGGCCTCGTTTAAGTCGATGCCTTCTGTAGCTTTGTCAAAGCGTTTACGCTCTCTGGATAAGCGTTGCTCAATAATCTTGTCAACTTCAGCTTGGGTAAATGATTTACCCGCCCCGTCATCTACTGGGTTTGCGTCTTTTAAGTCTACGTCCGGACTGTCCATGTTTTCGCTCATGTAAGCACCTCTTTCGAGTAGTTGGGAAAATGGTTGTGTTTAATTATGTTATCAGTCAACTTAATTACTTGCAAATTATACTCAACGTGCAGGCCGCTAACAAATTTGCCTTTGATGGGGACGATATGGTCAACGCTGTACTTTATGCCGGTTTCACTAGACAGCCTATCAGCCTCAACATAAAAAGCCTTCATTTTTTCATAGTCAGCCCATGACGGAATTGCTTTTTTGTATCTTGGCTTTGAGTTTGTTCTTAAAAAATTAGCCCATCCATTGTTTTCTTGCCGCCATTTTTTTGTTCTTTGGTTTTCAGACTCTGTATTTTCTTTGTACCAGTCCTTGTGGTATTGGCTTATTTTTTCCTTATTTTCACTCGCATACTTTTTAGATTTTAACCTGTGTTTTTCTGCAATATTTTGATAGTTGTTTTTCCATGCCGCTTTAAAGCACTGTTTACAAGAAGATGACAAGCCATCTTTTTTTGAGCTATCTTTTTTAAACTCTGACAACATTTTTTGCTCAGAGCATTTTGTACAAGTTTTCATAATTGCTTCTCACTGTTTAGTGGCTACAATTATAACATTACTCACTAAACACAGGCCTAAAGTGATGCCTGCATCCATAGCCCCCCCGAACAATGAAAGGGTCACCAGGCGCTTTACCAGCCCAGTTGCCCTGCCATATTTGTCTTATTTCTTCTTCAGTGTACGTCTTGCCAGCATGTTTACGGCAAA